ACAGTTAACACTAACACAATCAAAGAAAAAATCTGCATTAGAAGAATTTGATCGTTTACGAACTGAAGAACAACAATTGATGGCAAAATTAAAAGATACTTACGGAGATGGAGAAATTAATCTTGCCGATGGTACATTTACTGCTGCTAATTAATGTTTGAAATATTGTATATATATTTATATTAAAAAACAGGAGTATAATAAATGGCAGAAAGAATAGTATCGCCGGGTGTTTACACGAGAGAAATTGATCAATCGTTTTTACCAGGGGCTATAGCACAAATTGGTGCTGCTGTAGTAGGTCCAACCGTAAAAGGTCCGGCACTTGTACCAACTATAGTATCATCATTCAGTGAATATCAACAAATATTCGGAACATATTCAGATGAAACATATGTACCATATGTAATCAATGAATATTTTAGAAATGGTGGAACTGCAATGACAGTTACCAGAATGTTATATGAAGATGGATATAACTACCAAAATGGTGTATTAGCAGTAATCGCAACATCAGGATCGGTAAAAAGAATAACTCATATATTGCACCCATCTATCAATGTATTAGGTACAACTACAGCACAAGCTGCTGGAGTATTATCTAGTTCAACTATTGGTAATGCATCATCTGGTAGTTTTGCAATTAAATTAAATGGAGCATATACAGGTTCAAGTTCGGGTACATATAATTTATATCCAACTGCGGACGTAGCATTATCAGCATCTATATTACCAAATGCTAATAACTTTGTTACAAAAGTATTTGGTACAAGTCCAAAATCAGTTGACTATCCAGTATATGTTCAGTATGAAGATAAAACTGCTTATACTGCATTTAATAATTTAGGTGATGTTACGGTATCATTAGGTAAATTTGATAATTTTTCATTTGCTGCTGATTTCAGTGAAGCAACAACACCGTGGATAACATCTCAAAAAATTGGATCTCAAGTTAAAAACTTATTTCAATTTGCAACATTATCACATGGTACATCAGTTAACTACGAAACTAAAATTGCAATTCGTGATATCCAATTGGGAACTGAAATTTCTGATCCAGATGGTTATGCAACATTTGTAATTGATGTTAGAAGAGTTAATACTGCTAATTTACCAAATTCACCATATAAATCTACTGATACAGACAGAAACAATGATTTAGTAGAATCATTCAAAGTAAATTTGAATCCTGATTCATCTATTTATATTGAGAAAGTTATTGGTAATCGATACATGACAATTGATGCTGAAGGCAATATGTTGGTTAATGGTGATTATCCAAACCAATCAAATTTCATTCGTGTTATTGTTGATTCTAGTGTTGCTAAAAAGAACAATGATAAATCATTAATACCATTTGGATTTAGAGCATTATCATCTCCAGTACCTACAGTATCAGGAGCAAACTTAAGTCCAGTATCATATGTAACATCACAAGTAGTATCGAGCCAATTCAATAAAAATAATTATTTCGGATTTGATTTTAGTAATACTACAAATTTATCATACCTAGCACCAATTCCAGCATCTGGTTCGACAACTGCAAGTAATTCAGATTTCTATTTAGGAGATGTATCACAAGCAGCAGAAACGGGATTAGCTTATACGGGTTCATTGCAAGATGCATTAGTATCAGGTTCATTTGCTAGTTCGGTTGCCTTATCAACTCGTAAATTTATATTGCCATACCAAGGTGGGTTTGATGGAGCACGTCCAAATTTACCAAAATATGCAGGTGCAGATATTACTGCGGCAAATACATTTGGATTTGATTGTTCATCAGCAACATCAACAGGTACATTAACATATCGTAAAGCATTTAGTCTTCTTAGCAATACTGATTACTATGATATAAACTTGTTGTTAACTCCTGGTATCATAATGTCATTACATGGTACTGTAGCATTAGAAGCACGCCAATTGGCTGAAGATCGTCAAGATACATTCTATGTAATGGATTCTGATGTAATCAATGCTAGCATCACAACTGTTAAATCGACATTGAGTGGTTTAGATAGTAATTATACTGCAACATATTATCCATGGGTTCGTATTAATAATCCATCGAAAAATGTACCGGTATGGGTACCACCATCTGTTGTTATTCCTGGAGTGTTAGCATACAATGATAAAAATGCAGCACCTTGGTATGCACCAGCTGGTTTAAATAGAGGTGGTTTAACTAGTGTTAGTGATACATATTATAATTTATCACAAACAAATAGAAATACACTATATGACGAATGCCGTGTTAATCCGATTGCAAACTTTCCAAATTCAGGAATAGTTGTATGGGGTCAAAAAACATTGCAAGCTCGTTCATCTGCATTAGACCGTGTTAATGTTAGAAGAATGTTAATTGAAGTTAAAAAATATATTGCATCTTCAACTAGATTCTTAGTATTCGAACAAAACACTGATGCAACAAGACGTAGATTCTTAGATATTGTTAATCCATATTTAGCAGATGTACAAACAAAACAAGGTTTGTATGCATTCAAAGTAATAATGGATAGTACAAATAATACTCCAGATTTAATTGATCAGAATATAATGTATGGACAGTTATTTTTACAACCAACTAGAACAGCTGAGTTCATTATATTAGATTTCAATATTCAACCAACGGGAGCATCATTCCCTGAATAGTTATTAAACATAACATGTTAATTAGGTAGGCTAGTAGTCTACCTTTTTAACATTAGGTATATTTATATAAAAAAGGAAATTATAATATGTCAACATTTAAATATAATAAAACTGCTACGGATTATACCATAGCTGATGATTCGAATTTATTATCATATGGTACTAATGGTACTAAAACTGATGGTACTGGTACTGCATCTGAACCAGGTGGGCCAACAACGAAAACATCAGCTGAGTTATTCGGTAATGCTTTTGCGTGGGAACCAAAATATCAACATAGATTTATTATGTCAGTAGATGGTGTTCCAGCTCATTTAATTAAAGCATCTGCAAAACCAACATTAGAAAATGGTGAAATTTCATTAGATCATATCAATATTAAACGTAAGTTAAAAGGTAAATCTGTTTGGAATAGTATTTCAATAACAATATACGATGCAATTGTTCCATCTGCTGCACAGGCAGTAATGCAATGGGTACGTTTACATCATGAATCTGCAACAGGTAGAGATGGGTATTCTGGACAATATAAAAAAAATATTACTTTACAACAACTATCTGGTTTAGGTGAGGTAATAGAAGAATGGACATTATACGGATGTTATTTACAATCAGTTAATTTCGGTAGTTTAGATTGGTCTGCAGAAGATGTAGTAACAATTGAAGCAACATTGAATTATGATTATGCATTCTTAAGTTTCTAATCGAACTAAAAATACAATTGAGGGTAGCAGTAATTCTGCTACCTTTTTTACAATCTAAATATTTATATTAAAGTTATAAGGAAATAATATATGACAAAGGTAACAGACAGAATCAGTGATTCTAATCTAATCGAATTAGCAAAACGTAGTTATGAAAACACACAAAAAAGTAAATTACCATCAGTAATTGTAAATTTAACTAGTAAAGGACAAATATATCCAAAGTCACATCCATTTAGAAAAGGATATACTGAAATGCGATACATGACAGCATATGATGAAGATATATTAACTAATACATCTTATGCGCGTGAAAATGTTACTTTGGATAAATTATTAGAAGCATTAATATTAGATGCTGTCGATATTGATACAATTGCATTATGTGATAGAGAAATATTAATTATCAATGCAAGAAATATGGGATACGGACCAGAATATCCAATTATAGTAACAGATCCAAAAACAAATAAACCTATAGAAGCAACAATGAACTTAAATGAAATAAAAACATCAGATTTCAATTTAATTTCAGATGATAATGGTGAATTTGTATACGAATTAGAAAATTTAAAACAAATTAAATATAGATACTTACTTCAACGAGATTTAAAACAAATCAATGATTCAAACACAATATCTGGATTTTTAGAACGAACTATAACGGAAGTTGATGGAAAACGAGATTTAGAATCTATAAGAAATTTTATTAAAACAGAATTAACATTGCAAGAATCAAAAAGATTCAGAACATATATTAATGATAATACACCAGAAGTTTTAAAACAAATTAAAATTCAAAGTGAAGATGGGAGCACTTTGACTGCTAGCTTTCGATTTAACGCCGACCTTTTTTGGTTATAAACCTGAAGATTCAGTTGCATTGCATGATCAGTTATTCGAGTTTGTATGGATGAGTGGTGGTAAATTTGACTGGGATACTGTATATCATATGCCAATACATATTAGAAATTTCTGGATTCGCAAATTAAATCATAAATTAGCAGAAGCACAACCTACTGCAACACCAAAAAATAAAACTATTGCGAAATCTCCATTTTAAATATTTATATAAAAAAAGAGTATAATATGAATCCTCATGATATAATCAAACAATTACGTAAATATCCGGCAGTTGGTATGAGTTGGGATGATGAACTAGAATCTGGAATAAAAAAATTAAGTACATATATTCCAGATGTAGTTGCATTCAAAGATTCGATAAATCAATTAACTGCTGCTAGTAATAATTTACAAAGTGGTTTAGAAAGTTTAAATGCAATACAAGAAAAACATAATGCTAGTTATTTAGCAGGTGTTAAGAGTGCAACATATTTAATAGAACGAGAAAAAGAATTAGCAAAAACATTTGGTATAACTGCTAAAGCATCTGCATTATTATCTCAAAAATATAGCTTAATGGCTAAAGATTTGAGAATATCAGTTGATTTGATGAATAAATACCGAACATCTATAAATAACATACTACCTGGTATGTCAGCTAATATTGAAAAAACAGGTAATTTCGGTAAATCTTTAATCAAAGCAAATGATTTATTACAACGACATATTGGTTTAACTGATGAACAAACAAATTCATTAACATTAGCAGCTGCTGCAACTGGTACTGATTTAGAAACATCGGTAATAAATAGTGGCAAATTTGCTGCAGCATTTGAAGATGCAACAGGAGAAATAGGTGTATTCAGCGATGTTATGAAATCAGTTGCTAATACTAGTTTAGATCTTCGAATGGAATACTCTAGATTTCCAGGTAGCTTAGAATTAGCAACTCTTAAAGCTAGACGTTTAGGTATGAGTATGGAGGATATTGATCAATCTTCTAAATCATTGTTAGATATAGAATCTAGTATCGGTAAAGAATTGGAATATCAATTAATATCCGGTAAAAGATTAGTAGATGCATCGGGTAATAGTTTAACTAATAAGTTAAGAGAAGCTAAATTAGCTGGTGATGCTGTTGGTCAGGCAAATGCAATGACTGAAATATTAACATCACAAAGTGATATATTAGAACATGGTAATTATTTACAAAAACAAGCTTTAGCAGATGCGATGGGTTTAACTGTTGAACAATTACAAGGTGCCAA